AGTAGCCGTGCCCATAGTAATAGTGGGACGGGACGAACCATTACCAAGACCAATGATAGCCACACCAGCCACATTAAGGATCAGTGAGGTAGCATCAGCAATGGTTTGGGTATAGCCGGGTTTAACAAAGATAATATCACCACGACCAGCTTGGCACTGAGTAAGTGCATAGGCAATCGTAGAGAACGGATCAAGGAACCCACCCTTGCTGGAGTTCGCACCAGCTTTTTCGTTTGAAACTCGGGTGCTCGAATTCGACACCCAGAAGACTTTACCCGGATGCGTTTGAATCAGGGGAACACCCCGAATCACTACACCACCAGCAAAGCCTTGTTGAAAGGTACTCATTCCCATTTAATTCTCCTTTTGGAAAAGTAGAGGGCTGGTGGAGCCAGCCCCCTAACAGTTTTAGACTCCGGGAGTGCCGAAGACGTGAATCCAGTCGGTCCAGCCCGCCGTGTAGCGGGAGGTGACTTTGTATTTCGCGTTCTCAGTTTCCCAATCGTTGTCCGAACCAAACTCGTCCGAACGCCGTTCCACATACTTCAGACCGTTGCTATCCTCGCTCGTAAGAACGAACCAAGCCGTGCTGGAGGTAAGATAACGGTTAACGATGATGCCACCGGGGAACACACCGGACGCCTTAAGAGCGTTCATATCGTTATCCGCCGTACCAACCCTGCGCTCCGACTTCAGGATTCGCATGACCTCGAAGTTGTAGGCAGTCGGGATCACCAGCTTGTTCGTGCTGATGTTCGCCTTAAGACCACGATCATCGGTCATGTTCATCACTTGGATGCACATATCCTCAAGAGCCGCTTCCGAAAGGTTGGCAGCAGTCGTGAGAAGGTTAGAACGGGAACCACCTGACACGTTCGGGTGATCCGACGCGCAAAGCACTTTACCGTCTCCGCCGAGGTACGTGGCGAAGGCACGGTTAAGAACGTTGTTCGTGATAATCTCCCGCGTTTGCTTGGTCGCTTTGGCAAGCGAGCTAGCCTTGAGGTCGATCTGCGACTTGTACAGATTGTCCTCATACGCTTCACGAGTGACGATGAAGCCCGACGCATACACCACAGGGGTGTAGGACGACGTAAAGCTTTGGCGCATCGTGTCGTAAGTAATCGGAGCACCTTCCGCTTTTTGCGAGAGGACACCGAAACCTGCGAACATCACATCTTGAATGAAGTTACGATCAGTTTTAACAGTTTTGAAGATTTGGCTATAAACTTCCGGGAAATCCTTGTAAGCGCCGTCAAAGACAGTGCTGACACCGGGCCACAGAAGTTTGGATAGCGTACCAGTATTGATAGTAGGCATAGTATATTATCCTTTTCTTTAGACGCCGAGGATACCCGTACCACGGAGTTGATGGTTGTTAATCAGCACAAGGATTTTATCCGAGGTACCGATTTCATTATCAACACGCGGGGACAGACCCAGAACTTTGAGCGAACGAGTCGCCGTGGAATCCATGTTGGTATGATCCGCAACCATCGCCGATTCGCCGGTCGTAGTAGACCCGGCAGTAGCGACGAATTCGCAGTTCAATCCAACATCAGCAGCCACGAACGATGCATCACCCTGCATTTCAAACACCACATAGGGGTCATCAATAACCCAGCAGTAGCGATCAGTCGACGCAAGACGATATTGACCACTCATATCGAGGTTCGACTGGTTCGGCATAAAGCCAACCACAACCCCAACAACGGGGTTAGTAGCAGCCGCACGAATCACGGTAGGCGTAGTGCCATCCGTATCCGCAGCGCCCGCTAGTTTTACAAAATCACCTTTAAAGACAGCCGTGCCATCGCCAGAGGAAATGAAATACTTACGCGCTTGAATGCGCGCTCCCTGTAGATGATAGACGGGCCTGGCCCCAAAAGGACGAGAGACGTTAGCCACTCAATTCTCCTTTAAGATTCGGCCCCATTGCTATTTAGCGTGAGCGACGTTTGGGGGTGGTAGAACCACGTTCCCAAAGCTCGGGTGTATCTTTCTCCCAAGAACCACGCTCAATAGTACCAACGAGACCATTAGAGTTAAGTTCAACAGTGATAGCCTCTTCTGCTTCAGCAGCAGGACGAAGAACGTCCTGATAGTGATTCTCCTCGTACCACTCTTGAGGAATACGCATCAGATAAGCTACCTTCCCACCCCCGACGTTCCGACTAATTTTAGCACCTTGCATTTCAGAAACATCAATGTGCTTACTACCAACCTTGATAGCATGAGTAACAAACTCATAGTCGTTGTCAGTGGCATCTCCGACGTTCTCATCATTAATCCAAGCATAATGAAATCCGGGCTCTTCACCCGTGAGGGCGAGCTTTTGCTTATTGCCGTTAATGTCGTTACGAGTACGTCTACGTTGTTTGGGGAGTTCTTTCTCCACCGTTGTCTTAATCACAGTCGTCTTTTCTTCACTCATTAGGTTTCTCCTTGGACTTGATAATAGCAATTACATCTTCATCATTCATGACAGCCAGCTTGGCCGTAGGGTTATCAGGATCGAGAACGGCTCTAGGAGCAAACTTCGCAAACTGGACCCTATCTCCCACCTTTAAAGGACACTCTTGGTATCCCCAATCTTTATAGGCATCCGGGCCAATATCGACCACAGTGCCTTCAGTGATTGATGCGGCGTGTCGTTTCTCTGCATCACCATAATCAACGATGAGTTTACGACCATCACCTAAATCAACCTCTCTTTGTAAATCCCCTAGCTGGACGAGAATACGGTTAAGGATTAACTTAATCATTATCGTCCTTTGTACTTGTTGGCTTGTTCCGCATACTTCTCAGGCGAAATACCAAAAGCCTTTGCTACTTGTAATTGGTCCTCAGTAAGCTTGGAAGCCGGAGACTTGGAGCTATTAGAGTTCCTAGTTCCAGTATCCGACTGTGGAGACTTCTGCGTAGCAAACTTCTCCGGGAAAAGCTTACGAATCTTTGTTTCAACTGCCTTGTAGACCTTGTTCAAATCAGGCTGTCTACGTTGTGTTTGTGCTTGAATGCGCTCATACTCGAATTCAGCAATACCAATCTTATCCGCTTCAACACTAAGTTCATCCTGATTTTGCATCTTATACCAAGGATTCCGGTCTTGGAAATCGAAGAACTCAGCAGGAGGAGTATTCTGTACAACCACTGCCTCAGCTTCTCGTTCAATCTCCGGGGGGAGGGCTTTGTTCTTCTCGAACCGCTCCTTCTCCTCATCCAGCCTGTCCTTGATATGTTCTACAAGAGCCATATCGTTGCTCTCAAGGGCTGCTTTTTTCTCAGCTTTGAGTGCTCGAACCGCATCCTTATAGGCATCTTCACGCACTTTAAGGTGGTGGTCCTTCATCATCTTCATGATCTTCTCGGCCTTACCAAGCTGCTTATCTTTGGAGATTAGCTGCTGTTTCAGGTCACCAAACTTCATGAATTGTTTAGCAGGTACCCAATCATCTTCGGCTTTACCATCTTTAATCCAAGCCTCTTTGGGTTGCCAACCAAACGTTACTGCACTTTGTTCAACTTCAGATAATACAGGTTCTACTGGTTTATCTTCTTCTACCTTATCTACTTCTTTGTCTTCGACCTTATCTTCTACTTTATCGTCTGTCTTGTCAGTCATCATCTTCCTCTTGAATGAATCCGAAATTAATGATTCCGGTGAAAGCGTTGATCTTACCAACTTTAATCCCGTATCTCAGTAGATCGGCGTCATCCGCCCCCATACTGATTTCCTCCAGACCCATTTCCCGTTGCTCACTCAGAATCTTAATCATGGCCTGAGTGACCGGGTGGTCTTTCCAATTAGCCCACTGGTCTCGGCTTGGCATCTTTCTTTAGCTTATTTTTCTCCTTTGTTTGCTGCATTTGCATTTCGTGTTTGGAATCCATCTGTTCCAACTGCTTCTCATTCGACTTCTCATTGAACTGTAGATCCTGTTCAGCCATAGCCATGTTAGCTTGTGCTTCCGTGGCTTTAACCTGCATGTCCATACCATGCTCTTCTTGTTTGAATTGCATATCCATCTTGTGCTCTTCCTGCTTGAAGATCAGTTCCATCATCTTCATCTGCATTTCCATCTGAGCCTCTTCTCGCTTGAGTTGCATTTCAAGCATCATGGCCCCTTGCTGATCCCCCATTTCCTTTGCCTTAGCAAAGTTAAGCACCATTTCGGATTGGCGCTTCTGGTTCTCAGACATGATCTTCATAGCCTCAAGCTGGCGATCTTTGTCTCCCGCTTGTTGCTTCATCTGCTCAATCTGGATCTCAAGCGGGGGTGGGGGAGGCGGAACTTCCATCAGCTTAGTGATGCTTTCCTGTCCTTGGAACACCAACGCCTGTCGAGTCATCTCTTGAGTATTGATGGTGCCATACTGCACCAACTCATAGAGACCTTGAATCTTGAGAAGCTTTTGAGTCTCACTGACCATATTGGGGTCTGCGGCAGGGATAATCTTGACAGAAGCGTCTTGATAATCAAACCTACTAACCCCATAGGACTTCTGTTGACCATTGAGTTCTCCCACAAACTTGACAGTTTGGGTGGGCATAAAGCGCTTATTGCACTCAAAGATCAGTTCAAATTCTTTGCCCATACCCCTGTAGATACGCTTATAGATTGAAGTAAACACCTTCAATCCTTGCTCGATACTCGCCATCGTAGTGGCGGCGGGGGTATTCTGTCCGGGCATTTTGCCCGTAAAGATTTCCGCTACAGAGGCAACTTCCTTACCAGACTGGACCAATGTCCCAAGAAGCTGGAACAACGTAGCACTTGGTTCCCTTACCGGGAGGGGGAAGATATTTTCTTTAAGGTCCTTACCGGGGTTATTTACCCACTTCCACTCACCCGGAGTGAAAGCCATCTTTTTCTGCTTGTTGTCTCTTAATCCTCGTCCGATGAACCCCGCTTGGAGATTGCTGAGTGTGCCAGCATCAATAAGCTGATTGGTAATCGTATTGACCATATCATTAAGACCACCAAGCAGGATACCAAAACCAATACCGTAGAACCCACCATCAGGGTTAGGAAGGAAGTCAAACTTGACAAACCATTCCGCAGGACGGATACAAGCGACTTTCTTCTTCTGTTCGTCTGCATATTCCACTCCTGTAGAATAGAAGTTAGCAACAATACGGACTACTTTCCGAGTCTCCTCATCCACTGTGACGATGTATGGCTCTTTATAGTCATCGTCATCAAGGTCAATCCAGCAGTATTGGACAAGGAACTTACGAGGAGTCTCTTCATCCGGAGGCGGAGGGGAACCATCACTACGGCTCTTGTCGCTCTCATCTTTGAAGACTCCATGAGTAAAGGGTTGGTCATATGTGATCCATTCCCCTTTATTCTCGAATTCTTTAATCTCGTTTACCGTGTAATACTGAATTTCGGTAATACGAGTAGCATTGCAAATCTTCTTAGTATAGTAGTTAACCACCACATCACGAGGGGAGAGTAGGTCTGAACAGATCTTCTTCTTCGTGTTGGAGTAGTATACCTTCTTGAACATTGATCCTACGATAGGAAGAACGAAGCATAGCTTGTCCATGCTCTCTTCCCAATCATCAATCTCGTACATGACTTGGTAGCTCATGTGAGTAGACAGTTTATTGGCTACTTCTGTCATCTGACCATTATCATCGTTTCCGATGACTTTGGCCTTCACAACGTCAAAGCTAGGCACAAGGGAGCTATAAGCACGGCTAGCAAACTGGAGAGAGGCAGTCGTTAATAGAGGATATTTAACATTAGCTGCGCCATCCCACGGCCACGTCTTCCGCTCCATCACCTGCGTAGCGAGCTTCATGTAGCTTTTGTTACGCTCCATCCAGTCTTCTCTGGAGCCTTCATCTGCTACAAAACCTTCAACAACCTTCTGTCCAATGTCCCGAAGCTTGTCCGGGTCGTCCTTCTTGAGCTTCTCAGCCATGTTAGACATAGCCAAGGCCCGATCCAAGTTATTAGCTTGTTCGGACGATAGTTCCATTTCGCCTTCTGCTACTTCATCCTGACTAGTATCCGCAGATAATTGATCGTCCGCCATCGGCTCCAAGTGTGTGTTCCTTTTCTTGTTCTAACAAGTCGTCCTCAAGGATGCTTTCATATGTCTGGGCATGGTTCATTTTATTTAAACCTAATCCAATACACGAATAAGCATCTACTTGGTCGTCTTTGATTCCTCGGTCGAAGGACAGCAATTCGGCTTCGAGGGTTGGGAAATATGGTGCATTTTTGTCAAATCGAATACCCTTGGCCCTAAATCGAGCGATGATGCTGGCTGCACGGGCTCTTTTGTCAGTATGGGCCACAAGATCGGGCACAAAGTTAATGAAGATTCCGGTCCTGAGCATTGCGTCATGGATATAAGCCATGAGAGTTCTAGCAATTTGTTCTTTCTCCATAGCCACCCATTGGGGCTGGTAACGCTGTTGTAGGGCAATCAGGGTATCGACAATCTCCTTCGGACCCAGACGGTCTCGGATAGTGTCAATATGGTACATGATGCCCTCTGAATTCATACCAACTACATGGAATACGGTGTAATCCGACTTCCTATCTTGAGTGATCGCAAGGTCTCCTCCGATATAGTAGAGAAGAGGCATTCTC